TATCTCAGTAGAAGTTGGTACATTAGCCGCCCATTCACCATCACCCGAGAGAGGAGGAGCAAAATCTCGGACATACTGAGCATCTACATGAGGCCCACCGTGAGCATAAGCGACAAATCTGTCATTGTTATGCCTTTCAGTATGGGAGGCTATCACTGTGCCTCCAGTCTTAGTAGTGGCCGCACTCTGGTTAGCGTTCACACCCCATTTCTTGTCTAGCATATCCCCACAGAGTATTAGGCCATCCCTATCTGCCTTGGCTACGATAGGTAACTCAGCCTCGTTAGATATCACGACATAGTGTCTAGGATGCAGACCGCTGTTCAGTCCAGTAGTGTCCTGTGTGAAAGTGCTGTCCCCACTCTCGTAGTCCGTGATACCATATTTCCCAGTGGCCCCATTCATAGAATGTGCATTCATTGCAGGTCCATATGGATTGAAACCTAACAGAGGATGCCAAGCACCTAGACCAGCACTAATACCATGATTCGTCCCATCAGTTTTAGCCACCTTGAGACTGTTGAGATAGGAATATCTCTCTCCATGCCAGCCTACAGCGCCCACTGGTCTGGTCCTGTCCATAGCATCCACAAACCCATTGAAATGTACTTGGGTGGAAGCGAGATGATGATAGATATGAGTATTAGTATTGCTTCCAGATGGGACTGCTGTTGCATGCAAAGCCTCAGGAGCACCATTACTCCATCTTAGATTGCCAGTCTTGGACCATACATAGATTTGGGTGCTTGAATTTATCCCGTTCGCTACGACTGTAGGGTATGTAGTAGCAGTTACATCTGGTTGCTCTAGTTTAGCAGCGTTGAATCTCCAATTGGTACCCAATGAGAAAACCCCTTCAGTACCAGTCCCAGTAGCAGAATAACTACTATACCTACCATAGTGTACAGTCCCATTATGCTCTAATCTAATCCATCCTTTAGCAGGTAGAGTGCTAGGCAATTTACCACTCGCAGTAACAGTCTGCCCACTACTCAAATATCCAGTACTACTCTTGATAGTACCCACATTTACCCAAGAGTATCTATCCTGTCTTATCGCATCTTGAAAAGATGGTAAGAATGTGCCACCTAAAGCCTTCAGATTGCCTTTACCTGGATAGGAATTGATTGCTGCTGAGATTACAGTGGCTAGTTCCTCAGAGTTCTGTACCCTAGTAGCGTCAACGATGAAAACATCAGAAGGAGTTGACTGCGAGAAAGTAGAGTCATAATCTGTTAAGGCCACGCTTCCGACTCGGAACATACTAGCATTGAGCCCAAGAGTAACTCCTGTAGTCTCGTCAATGGTCATAGTCTGAGAATCCTTCAAAACATTACCAGTAACTGGGTGCGGAGGATTCTTCCTTACTGCGAAGTCAAACCAGTTACCTCCAGCAGGATATCCACCATCCATATGCCAGTGATAGTGATATGAGTCTGCTGTTGCTGTCTTATAGATTACTGGATGAGCAATCTTCAGTGATGCTGCCTTCTTGGCAGTACTGTTTAGTTCTCCCCAATGGTTAGAAACTAACTGAGTATCACTGGAAGTAAAATTATTTGCATAGGTCTGGGCAGTATCAGGGTCTCTGTACCAATTAGCAGGAGTACCATGACTGGGCTCCCAATTTCTCAAAACTGAGAAAGGATAGAGGGCAGACTTCTGATATGACATAGGGGGAGGAAGATAAGGCTGATAGTTACCAGACCTGTTAGTATACACATTACTGGTCTTGTACCCTTTACTGAGTTCGTTGGGGTGGTAAACCCCACTCTCAGTACCACTGGTTTTGATACCATCATCACCAAACACATGGGTTTTCTTCCCTTCTACAGTCTTATTCGCTGAAGGTTCCAATGTACTATTGGTATAGCCATAGAAGTGCTTAGGAACTGATTGTCCAGGACCAAATACCACATAGGCTACTTCTTCAGCAGAACCTCCAACATCATCAGTATACCTAGCATAGGGATGAGCGAACCTAAGGACTATGGGTATGGGGTGTGTGATAGCAGTCTGGTTATGGATACTATCAGTAGCGTCCTGATAATAATCGTCTTTAGCACTGTTTATTGCAGCAGTATCACCTGTGAAGCCCATCTCCTGAGCACTGTTACCCACATGAATGGGGTCGGTCGTTCCAGCACTTTGGATATTAATATCTGGAGCGAGTAGAGCGTCAGCGTTACTGAAAGGTGGTTGAGATTCACCCCTATGTTGATTGAGGAAAGGGGTACCAGGGAACATGGCTAACATCGCAGTAGTGTCTAGTATAGCATGGGCTCCCATGTTCTCTCCCACATTCTGCAGTCCAGCACAACCTGTTGGGCCAGAAGCATAAGGGTGAGAATAGAACTCAGTGTAGTCATTCTGTGTTCCATCATTGATATCCATAACCACACCACTGAAACCACCCCCGAAGTAGAGTGGGACACTGTGGTCAGGACTGTTATGGGCTCCACGGAAATAGGTCAATGGCTCCCCATAGGTATTCCCTGCTATCCTACTACCAGCAAACAGTCTGGCTCTCTCACCAGCCCATAGAGTAAATGGGTCATTATCAGCAAGGGTGAAACTAGTCTCAGCATCTATGTACAGTAATCTTTCGTTGTTACCAAATCGTACTTTGGCCCATCTATTGTCAGTGTCGTATATCAAGAATGGCTCTGAGAAATATCTCCCATCTGCTGCTGCTGTATTAGCAGGGTTTACGGCATGAGTGGGTAGTAACCAACTATGGTCAGCCACATACACATAACCATCACCAGCAGGAGTAGGTGTACTATTGGTAGCCTTATGCACAGGGTTGTTAACACAAGGAGTGATATGGTCTCCTGCATAAGCAGTGAACTTCTCCCCTCTCAAATGTTTTTGCCATTCAGCCGTAGAAACATTACCCCCATCACTCTTGACAAGAGTAGGAGTAGGAGTATTGGCTTTCTCTCCTCTGAAATTACTAGTGATATTGAGAATGGTCCTAGGGATATACCCACAATCTATAGCCACACCATTGGTGATTTGTGTACTCGAAAGACCTCCTTTAACCTCATCTGTCTCGACACAACCTGAGTAAAGTCCCCAGTCTCTATCTCTAGACACTGAAAATAAGTCCTTCAAGGGCCTAACCTTAGTTTTCTCATTCATGGTATGTACTTGAATAGCAGTAGCAGCCCCTTCTCCCATCCACTCCTTGTAAGTTCTACCATCTGGGGCATACATCTTACTACAATCAAATGTTGATGCATCATTCGGGTCTACTCCCATAGCATACTCTACTGCAGCAGCAATCAGTTCATCAGTTACTATAGTAGTCCAATTCAATATAGGACTTATCATCCCATATTCACCACTACTCGAAAGATTGGTGATATCAGGATTCCCTCCAGTAGAAGTAGTAATACCATAGAATTCTTGGTCAGTATTACCAGTACCATTGTTGGTAGACCTGGATGTGTATCTCAAAACCATACTAGTATCAGTACCAGCATTGTCAGTATAGAGTATGAAACCTCCTTCTTTTGGGAACCCTAGATGTCCCAAATAATCCAAAGAAGTACCACTAGGAGCATTACTATCAACTATCGCTACACCTAGAGTCTTTGTACTCGCATTATATGATGGGGTACCAATCCCCCCATATCCATTCAGATATCCATTAGCAGGTGCTCTGATACCATTCCATAGATTACCTCTCCAAGAAGGGTCAGGGACAGTTTGTACTGCTAGACTTTCATTTGTAGCAGTAGCAGGATATACACTGCCTTTCATGTGCTTACCAATTGTAAACCCACCCTTACTTATGTCGCGGTCATCGAAAGAAATGATTATCTCATTCTCTAATGAAGGTGGTAATACAGTATTGCTGTTGTTGAATGATACCCCCTTCTGACGATATACCAATCTGATGGTATGGTCTTCACCACGATGGTCTGTAAACTTGAACCCATATAATTCAGAATCCCCCACTCTTTCAGAAGATTGCTCTTCAGTTGTTACATAACTAGAGTAAGATGTCGGCCCACTACCGTAAATCTCATCGAATCTCCCACCCTTGTTAGCCATACCAAAACCCATAGGGCCAGCGTCCGGCGCCCACCCCGGAACACCACTGGCTACCAGTCCCCCGAAATTGATACGAGCACGCGCTCTCCCTCCAGGCCTAAGGCCTTTGACTAATTGTAATGAATCACCCTGTGATTCAAACGATTCACTGTATACAGTATTTGCACCACGCCCTGTAGCCATCTCAGTATTGACACGACTAGAAAGGGTGGTGTCATTAGCATCTTGACTTGCTAGATTATTGAGGACTTCAAGATTTTCACCATCTACCGGTACCATTTGGTTTAGTGTAGTAATAGGAGCAAAGGGTCTGCCATTCTTGGTGATGGGCATAGGGGCTGGATGCATATTCTCATCTTCACCTTCTGTAGGCATACACCAGAAACTACGGAATCTACCACCATGACCAACTAGGAACTGTGGTTGATAAGCAGCCTGACCACGACTGTTATCCAACCAAGCACAGAAATTTCTACCAGAAGCACCTGGAACAGTACTATGAATCACTATAGTGTAACCATCATTACCATTCAAATCCTTCACAGCCCTACCGAAATGGGCTCTTAGATACCCCATATGGGACCCTTTATCACCACTGAAGGCAGTGTCATCCCAGAATGGTGCAGGGTCATGAGCAGAACCCCCTTCAGCACTAGCCTGTAGAGCAGCGGCCTGGTTTACTCTTCTAATCATCTCACGAACAGCAGACTCAGTATCAGATACTCCATCAGACCGCCCTATCTCTCCTAAATCAAGTGTCAATCTTCTCACGAAATCCATTTGAGTCCATTGTGGGAGGTGTTGCAATCTAGATTCTGAATGTCCGGTGAGGTCTAGACTATTTGCTCGATTTCCTTTGAGGCAAAGGAAAGCAGGGATAACTCTAGTACCATCTGGTGTGTCACAGAAAGTCGTATCACTAGTGCCTTCCCCATTTAGAGAATGTCTGTAAGCAGATGTCTGGTTCGAGTAGATGGTTCTCACAGTACTGTTATCAGTACGAGCAGTAGTCCCAAGAAGCCCTTTACCGTAATTGGCCCAGGCACTATTCATCGAGTCAATGTGTGTAGTGCTACTATGGGTTGTCACTTGCATGTATGGGCTACTACGATGGGCATAAGCCCCTTCTATGAAGTCAGACTTATTGCTAGTAGTTGTACCTAGGTTCTTATCCATCCTCTGACTATGGAAACCATTAGCCACATCTAAACCGTTCACTCTAGGAGTAGCCTGACCAGTCTGTACCTGCATATGGATATCATGGAATGCTATGAACTCTCTATCATGCGCTACATCATAGAGTAGTACTCGCACATGCCCTGCTTTGGCTAGGTAAGGGTCAAGATATGCTATAACAGGGACTTCTGAGGCTGAGTATCCCAGTTCCAACCAATTGAGTTCTACAGTCTTATTGACATGTTGAACAAAATTCTGGGCTGTCTCTAGGCAGGTGTTACCTATCAAGAAGTTCTCGAGTGGTATACTATCACTGGCTTGAGCCCCAAGTTCTCCTCTACCCCCATTGAAACCATTCCATACCATGAACTCATTGAGGACACCTCTAGACTTACAGAACAATCCTTCAATAGCATGAGGGTTAGTATAATGCATGTTCATCCATACAGTATCACCATGTCTCAAACCTCCGGGGGCAAAGGCATTGTTCCAAGTCTTATTCAGAACGCCCCCTTGGGCATAATAATCTTGCATACCCATATTATCGTCATAACCATCATAGAAAGAATGGTAAAGGTTGGTGTCGGTCTTCTTAACCCCCCTTATTGTGAATATCTCGCCTGCTGCTGCAGTACCAGTAACATTTGTCACATCTATTGTACTAGCATTAGTTGTGTGATAGAATAGAATGACATCACCAGCATCATTTACAGCCTCGAATTTCGGATTACTAGTACCAGTCAATAAAGGTACATTGTCACCTGTATACTCCCACACTCCACTAGAGGGCTCACTAATGAGTTCAATTTTGGCCGCCCCACTCTCTATCTTCTTGGCATGAGGGTTAGCAGTAGGGCCTTCCTTGAACTCAACAGCACTGACATATTGCCTGAGACCATAGTCTATGTTCCCACCTTGGGTTTGTACATTGGCTCGGTCATAGTAATGAGGCCTCCTAAATTCATTGATAGAAGTACTAGTCGAAGGGTCATCACGAATGGGAGTACCTATAGTGCCCATGCTTACCACTAGACTAATGATAGCATTCTGGGACAATCCTTCAGCAAACTTGTCACTGAAATAAGGGATAGCAATTTTATTGGTAGTGGTATTCACAGTAGTAGGTAACCCCCAGGCTCCATTGGGGAGATATATTCTCCTCCACACCACAATGTCATCATCAGTATTTCTTAGATTACTATATGTCTTGTAGATAGTATTAGCACTACTATCTATGGGGAATGAAGCGTCAACATCCTCAACCTGTAGGGTTATCACTGTGGTTTCATTATTGACCACAGTCTCTTCGATTTTGACAACTTTCACTGCTGTAGTTATCCCCCCATCTATCCAAGCATCGTGGTATGGGCCGACTACATCGTGGTCTACAGGAGCGTAATCTCTAGGCCTTCTACCCACAGGGTTGGGAGCCCAAGAGTGAGCAGTGAGAGTAGGGTCTAAGTGTATTTTCATACTGTTATCGGGACCAGGGAACACACCATTGAATGGGTCGTCAAAGAATTGGTCACTAAATACTGGTATCTCGACCAAGGCTCTAGTGCTAGCATATTGAGTACCAAGTTGGTAATCATGTGTAACACTACCAAGACTCTGGAATAGTCGGTCATTTACAGTAGTGCCATCAGCCACTACACTAGCCTCATCGAATAGCGGGTCGAGTAGTATCTTAGAGCCAACATTAGGTAATGAGTTCTTAGTATACCAAGCAGCAAAACTAGCCTCTTCAGTACCATCATTATTCATGAATCTCCCACTACCATTTGAAGTCGTAGTATTATTGAAATTGAAGACAGTAGCGGTGATAGTATCATATTCCGCACTAGCGCCGTTCTCAAGATGTACTCTGCCTTTAGCAGGGAACATATATGTCCCCCAACTGGCAAGAGCATCTGATTCATTATTGAGTGGTGCTATGGTAATAGTTCTAGAACCACTGGAGGCAGCAGTAATGATTGCACCACCATCTCTTCTAGTGTTCCAACCCACTCTACTGAGTGGGCTCTTGTCCCAAGTAGGGGTAGTCTCTACTGCCCCCTGCCCAGGTCCACCCAAAGTTACTGTTACTATTGGAGCATCAGGCTTTATCTCCTTGACAACTACAGAGTTTGGAGCACCTTCCCCGTCATAATCTGAATGCATGGAAGCAATATCATCCATCAATCCTCTACCTTTCATAGTGAGATATACATTCCCTCCATCATGTGACTCTTCAAATGTACTAACTCTGCCACGACTTATTAAAAATTCAATACTGAACAAAGAAGGGTCAGTGTGGTTTATTGAGAACTTCTTCAGTTGCAGACTACGAGTCTTATCAGTAGGTTGGACAATTAAGAAATTACCACCAGCATCTTCATCATTGTCAATTATGTCGAACATCTCAAACAGATGAGCAGAATGATTACTACCAGCCTCATTACCAGAAGTGGCAGCGAGTTTGTAATGGATACCACTAGTCGTCAAGGCACTATCTTTCTTCGTTTGTGTCGGCCTGATAATGATATGGTGATAGACTGAAGGGTGGTTAGTATCATCAGCATGGCTGGAGGGTATACCTAAAGGTGGACTGTTTGGCTCATCAGTAACAATAGAAGGAGTGTAATTTGAGGGGATTTTACTATTATCCAACTCTACCTCATACTGAGTCCCACCAGTATTATCACCTACGAGTAAATGTGGTTTGAGGATTTCAGATGCTCCCCCCATAATGCTCTGGTCAATTCTTATGAAACCTCCAGCAGAATGGAGTGTCATAGTACCACTTTGTAAGAGAGTGTTTACCCTATCAGCCACCCTCTTACTATTGATTACAGAGCCACCAGAAGGAACTGTCTTCTCTACCAATAGTGCAGCACCACTAGTACCTATGGTATCCCCGGTCAAATCTATAGCATTGTAATGAATCTCGATGTATGGTATATCTGTATCTCCCGTTTCTAGTATTGCTATTCTAGATTCTTCCTCTGGAGTCAGATGAAAATTGTAGATATCATCAGACGATGTGATATTTTCTCGAGCATGCCCTTTCAATAAGAAAGGTCTTACATCAAAATTAGCACCACCGATAGCGATTACACTATCTCTATCCGGGTCTAGAGTGCTTAGGCCATTTCTTATAACCTGAGACACAGTACCAGTAGTGAGTAGATTAGTTGCTGGTGAATCATTACCCCGCTGGAATAATGATATGGTGCTGTTTACAGGTACTTGGTTGCTAAGCCCTAGGGACATACCATCAAAACGGACCTCTATACTATCACTCATACCGTCCATAGTCTGAGTTGTTCTCTCAGAATTAGGCTGGGGGAACACTCTGAGATAGGGATGACCAGACAGATGGCTAAAACAATGTCTACCCGAATGGCCCGCCTGGAATTTATCATCAATTGTCCAATTCGCTGAACTTACAGTATAGGGGTTAGTGGCCTCATTAATGCTGAGCCTACGGCTAAAGATGAAACCATGGTTCCTATTATCACTCTCATCAATAACGGTCATACCATTGCTATCAATAGCCTGAGACCCCAAACCTGGGGGCTGAATAGGCTGGCCAGTACCCTCATCTAGCAACAAGTCAGACATCAAAACTACAATGGTGCTGTCATTGGCTAAGTTGTTGGTTGAGTCAAAGGCAGTTCTACTATGGAATATTCCCCTAGCCCCAGTATCACTATTGACTCCAAAATCTAGATGTATACTCTCTACAGCAATGGTACCATTAGAAGATATGGATTTCAGTCTCACTCTTTCGGGAGGCTTGCTGTTAGGTTTCCCTGTGTTAATATCTGACCCAGTAGGGTTAATGAGTAAGTTCACAGTAGTGTGTGGTATTTTCACTACTTGGGCTCCTCCACTATGAGTGGTTACACCTACTTGATAATCCCCTAGTGAAGGTATAGAGTATGTAGAAGGCATGGGAGTATCTTTACCACTTACTATCTCATAGAGCGATTGGGCCTGAGTAGTATCTAGTGTGAGAATAGTATCATTGGGGTTGGTATTAGACTTCAGATAGAATAGAGTTTTCTCAACTTCAACTGGTTCTTCAAACCTCCAAAGTCCTAAGGTAGAAGGGCCCTTGACAAATGGTGTCGCATAGATGTTAGAGGTATCAGTGTCTCTTCTCCAATGCACTGCTTCTATATGACCTCTGTATTGCCCACCTTCACCACCAATGAGTAGGTCAGTATTGCTTATCTCTACAGTAGAGTTCTCAGAAGTTTTAGTAGAGGCTACTAGTTCACCGTTTATCATGACTGACAGTCTACCAGTATCAAAGACACCAGCCACATGGAGTAGTTCTCGGGTGTTACTAGAAGTATCCTTGTTGTTACCTATGAAACTAGCAGAAGGTGTAGGGTAAGTGATACCAGAATAACCAGAAGATAAGGCCGTACCACTTGAAGCAGTATGAGTAGTTCTAAACCCATTACTATCTAGAGTATCCACACTGAAAGTGGCTGGGGCAGGTTGATGTATATTCCCGATAGTCAATTTGAATAGACCTTCTTTGAATGCAATTACTCCACCACAATCAGGTCTGACCCAAGCCTCTATAGAGAACTTCTCAAGATTGGTAAAGGCACTACCTTCGATAGTACCTTCTTGTCTAGCAGGTCCTACCAGAGGTCTAGAAGAACGAGCAATATCATCCCCAATAGGGATTTTCACACCAGTAGTCTGGAAGTTGTGTAGAGGGCACACGATACTATCTGATAGCCCATTGAAAAATATAGCATGACTAGTTTTTCCAATCACCGTCATTCATCATCACCATCATATCCCCGCTATCACATCTAAGGGTTGGAAAGTTATTGACGCTCTGTATATGGTATCGCCCGCCTCATAGTTAATTTCACAGTTAGTGACAGTACCACGAATCCCTGTTCTCCTGTCAGATATTTCAAACTCTGTACTGGCCAATTCCACATTATTAACAGCGTCCTTGTCCTTATTCCCAAACCCAGTGCCAAAGATAAAATTTCGAGCAGCATAGCCTTCAGGTACTCCATCCACAGAAGATTGGGTGCCTGAATTAACCAAGGAATTGTATGGTATTTGCACACCGATGATATAGTCAGATGTTGTCTTCCCAATCTCTCCTTCCGCTATACCAAAGTCAGCCAAATTGTACATGCCACCCATGGCACCTAGAACAGTATTACTAACAACATTACCTAAGAGGTTCTGCACCTTATCTCCAGCAGAGAAACAAGAACCATCCCTACCCCCACTGAAAGGGGATACAGTAGGTGGAGAAATTGTAGAGTTAGCAGTTGGTGTGAATGTAGGAGTACCAGTGTGCCCATCTGGACCAGCAACAACTTGTGTGAACTCTAAAGCACCTAAAACTCCAGCATCTGTAAATGGGTTGGTTCCTATTATCTTCAGAACCGTTATTTTGTCCGTGAAAGTGGAGTAGCCATTAAGAGTGTCAAAGATTCTACTGACTATAGTTTCTGCAGTGTTGGCATTCTGAATACCCACTGGGATAGTATTACCTGAACTAGGTGCACTTGTACTAGTACTAGTACTATTTAATTCAACTATGAACTGAGTCGAATCAGTACTAGTTATTGTGAAACTAGCCCCATTCAAATCAGAAGCACTGACAGACCCATCTTCACCATCTACTGTATCTCCACTCATGTATACTCCGATAGTGATATCACCACTTACCAACCCACCTTGAGCCCCCGCTGAAAAATCAACGATAGCAGTCGCTTTCTTATTGGTACTAGCAACCTGCTCACCACAATCCTCATCATCTCTTACGATACACTCGAATCTGATAATGGCTGTATTCATGTTGAGGTCTCCACCAATCCTCTCTCCAGTGAAAGGAATAGGTTGAACATAAACTGCTCTGATAATATTCATCATATAGTCAGTGCAATCTAGATTGATTATCTCACCATCTTTCCTGATAAGACGAATAGGAAGTACCATCAGAATCTCCCTCTAGTTGGCTGCCCACCCAATCTCCTAACTTCTTGATTCAGCATATCACTAATCTCACGAGCAAGTGCACGCTTATCACTTCTATCTGTAACTCCACTGACATCTAACTTGATATTGATATGATTCACAGTACCTCCACTCATATTACTCAATTTCTCATTAGTAGTGATGTTACCAGATTCGTTTGGTGTAAACAATTCAGCCCCTTTCTCACCCACTAGATAGGGACGACCTCTGCTTACAGGCCCACCTATGGCTCTACTACCATAGCCCCTGCTGATACTACCCGCAGGAACGGATGAGTGCATGTCAATATAGGCTTGGGCTCTACCAGAGTTCGTATCACTGGCTGGGCTGCTATCACCACCTGAGAAAATGCCCCCTATCCAACCTACTAAGTCCATCAATTCATCTTTGTACTTGGTCAAGAGTACCAACAAACCTGCAATTACCAAGATAGGACCCAGGGCTATACTAGTAATCCCCAGTGCTATCAATCCCATGTGGATAAGTATAGCACCTGAGACAGCGGCAAAAGCAGATATCATAAATCCTTTCCAACCTTCAACTTTATTGGTCATAGCAAACAATATGAGCCCAATACCTGCTCCAACCAAACCAAAACCTTTGAGGAGAATCTGCCAAGTAACCATACCCATGCCAAAAGCACTACCCATGAGACCGAGCAATCCCGTAAGTGCTGTCATCACCCATCCACCTACTATAGGTATCTGAGTCAGGAATGCTAGGAAGGGGCCTAGGCTCAAACCTGCAAGAAGGAAGGCTGCTCCTGTACCCCCAACTTCTCCTAGTAAAGGGGTCAAAGCATCTTGGGCAAGATGAAAAATACCAGCAATGAACATCAGAGAACCGGCTAATATCCCTACAGGGATACTTGTGATAGCAGCAACAAGCCCGAAAGTGATTAAAGAGCCTAGGAATACATCCCACACATTACCTGTACCTTCTCCACTCAGAGACATGACAAGACCATCCACTGCATCTGTCAGATATCCCATGTCTCTAGTTAGGTCAATCACAAAACTATCCATCCCAGACATTGCTATACTAATCGCACCTATCATGAGTCCTAAGACAATGAAGGTAGTGACAATCGTGAGAATATTCACAATTAACCTAGTGAATCCAAGTAACAAGCGAGTATTGTTCATACCTAATGCCTCAGCACTTTCAGCAAGTCTGTCAGTAGCGCTAGCAGCCCAACCAGTGATACGAAAATGTTGGACCAAAAGGAAACCAAGTGCTTTCTGACTAATTGACAAATTGGCTAGAGCCGCTTCTGCCTCTGCAGTATTGAAGGACATTCGTCCAAAGGCGGTCCCAACATCACCTACAGTTTTCAACAATTTACCGGCGATGTAAGCACCAGTAGACTTGATGACAACAGCCAATTGACTTGCTATCCTCGTCTCTAGTTTCATATCAGACCTAAGGGCTCTGCTAGCCCTACCCCTTGCTTCCAGGGAGTCGTTTGTGGATAGCATTGAAACAGTTAAATCATCCTGAGCACTAACGAGTCGGTCTACTTCAGCAATATGCCTCTCACCACCAAAACCCATTGCCAAGACTACCACCCCTCACTATGTGGCATAGGGCCACCCATGTTAGTGCTACCGATTGGCATCTTAGATTGAGATTTAGCCTGTTGCTTGTCCATCTCCTCTTGTTGGATTTCATCGTTGGCCATAGCCCATACCAACATCTGAGAAAATTCCTCTTGGGTGAGGGCTTTGATATCAGAAAGGCTGAGGGAATAATGTTTCATGACATAGTAGATAGAAGAATCCATGGACATTGAAACATCCCTAATATTCCCCTGTAGAAACTCCTTAGTATATTCTATTCGCTCAGCCCATCTTCCAAAGGGCCGGCCACCAAATCCTCCGGTTGAGGTAGAATTTTGGTAATTCTCCTGGCTACTTCCGGTTTCAACCCTAACAGTTGAGTCTTAGTCAACTTGGGCTCAGTTCTATCAATACAATTCACGAACATATAGTGCCAGTAAGAAGAGAGGTCTACGGTTATCTCTCCTGACTGTTCAATGCTCACAAATTCCTTGATGGCCTTCTGGGTATCCATGAAAGACATGGGTTTAATCCAAACATGCATCACAATGTTAGGGTTCTCATCATCCACAGGTATCTCGTGAAATACGGTACCTGTTTCTACCATTAGGCTGTCTATGTTTTCTAGCAATATTTTGTTATCACTCATTATCTCCTGACTCACTTACTTCGCCCTCCTGGGGCATCTCGTCGCTAGAGACAGCCTCTTCCGAGGGGGTCTCTACAGTTTCAGCCGGAGCCTCTTCCGAGGGGCCAGCATCATCTGCTTCCAAGCGGGCAACAAGTTCCGCCTTGACTCCGCTAACAGTTAGACCACGCTCACGCAATAGGTCTTGCAACTGTGCTACAGTCATGGAATCGTATGTGGTCTCAGGCTCAGGCTCAGGCTCAGGCTCAGGCTCAGGCTCAGGCTCAGGCTCAGGCTCTACAACATCTTCAAGTTCTACAGCCGCACCCATCTGTATTTCTTCAGCGACAGCGACAGCATCAGTTTCTGTCATGAGTTCTGCAGGAAATGGATTGTTGTCAGTTGATGCAGCCTCAGGATTGAAGAAATCTTCCTCCATCTCAGGTTCGGCTTCTACTTCTTTTTCCCAGGGACGCAATCTCAATCTTCTAGACTTCCCATCTCCTGGATGTAGACTCCACTTTCCCATCTTTTCACCTCAACAATGTAGTAGCGTGTCGTGTGCTACTACCTTTACATGTCTAGGCAGGATTTTCAAGTCCTGCTTTATGACACCTTTATCTTCCGGGATACCCAGACCAGCCTCTTCAAGAATATAGTCATCAATGATGATGTATACTTCTTCTCTAGAAGAACCAGCACCATCTTTGACTAGATGTAGTGTGATGGGTTCTGCATATTCCTTACTTCTAGTGGTTCTGAACTCATGCCAAAACAGGGGGTCAGTAGGTAGAATTGTCATATCTAGAGTGAAGTCTGACTGACCTTCTACATTGAGAGTTGGGTTCCTACTACCAGCGAATGGTATTTGCTGTAAGGACTGCCCACTACTGTTACGAGACTCTGCTGCAGGGTTACCTGATACAACTAGATGGGTGGATAGATTGTTGTTACCTTTGAGACTGAAACTAGTTACTTGTGCAATGGCAGTACCGAAAGCAGTGATTGTCCCATTGTAGAAGAAGAACGGCTTCTCAGTATTGGGGGCAATACCAGCCTTCTTCCTATTCAATGGGCTATCGGCTATATTCTCAAACATTCTGTGAGCCGTATATCTATCACCACTATTGCTATTCTCTAGCCGACCAGTGTCAGTATAGCACATCAGTGCATCGAAATCAACTTGCATCTTCACATCAGCATCTGCCTCAGCAGTCAGAGTCCATTCCTTCACCTTACAACCCTTGTAGACACGGGTCAGTTGTTTGGAATCTGTAGCCGAACCTGGAACACTACTACTCTGCTCTCCACTGTATGAGCCCACATTACGATTCCTGATACTAGTCTCTAGAGAGAATGATGGTAGGTGCCACATACTCCATAGAGCCCTACTCTGTCGATTCTGGATATCTCCATAGGTAGCAGTGGCGGTGTCAAAATTAGGGCTCCCAGTAGCATTATTTGCTGCTAGTATAATCTTCTTGAGAACCTTACCAGCATCATGGTCAAAGTTGAATGGGTCATCAACATAGATTCTCCTCAGTGTATTGGTCGTATCTACAGCAATGACTCTCCTAATCTCAGAACTCTGGCTACTATGGAATTGTGTCTGAGTGCCTGCAAAGACATCTCTACTCCCACTGCCGGGGTCATCATCCATGGGTGTGAGAACTTCTGTAGTGTCTGCCACTGTGATATAATCACCAACTGCTGGCATTATTCCAGTCACTGTACCATTACCACCAGCACGCATCAACCCTACATAGGTATCACCCATTGCTATAGCACCAACATTAGTCCCATCATCAACTGCAACAGCGTCTGTTGGATTGGTTGTAGTAGCAGCCTCATTACCAAGTGCGTAGTAAAGCCAACGAGCACTATGCATCATTGTCTCTAAGGAGCCACCCTCATTCTTGATACTCTGAGCCTGTTGAACTACAACTTGTCTACCTATACCAACTACTGGGGAGCGTAGCACTTCCACTTTAGTCTCGGGTAGGGCGATAGTAGCAGCGAGGCCTACAAACTGGTCAGTAAGTACCGTTTCGTCACTGAGTAGAGCACTAGAATTGTAACCCATAGTCGAGTCTATTGTGGGAGTACCTAGAGTGTCTATGATGAACTCATCACCAGCAGCCGAGACTCCAGCCCTCTTCATTGCAGGGGTAACTTGAATTGTATTGCCCTGATTAGCGACTATAGTATAGAGATGTCCTTTGGTATGGTCATCATCTGAGAAGTTACCACCACCCTTCACTGTCATTTTGCACCCAGCCAGCATCCCTACTGGATATTTCAACTGATGACTGGCATCAAAGAACATGGAATCCCCATTATTGAAAGTGAGAGTACCGTTAGTTACACTACCTCCTGTGGTAGCAGCACTCAACTCGAAGGCAGTGGCACTGGTTATACTAGAAACTGTGGCAGCAGCAGGTATGCCTGTACCTGAGACACCCATCCCTACAACTAAACGCGTTGTACTATCCATTGCGATAGTGGGGTCGTTGTTGTAATCACAGGTGGCGTCAGTGAAAGTATGCGACACGGCACTGAATGTTAAAGTGGTTATATCACCACTGGTGGAGGTGGTAACTGTGAGCCCACCCCAGGCCCCATGTGATAGTATAATTCCTGTTTCGTGACCAAGTGTTACCTCAGCCAAATCACCCTTGTAGATTGTCGCCGGCATACGCTCTCACCTCATGCGATAAGTTCACTGAATATTACCATTTCGACCTGAAAGGTCATTCTGTGCAATTGCTTGGTCCTATCTGATAGGTCAGTTCGGGTTTTGTACAGCAACCTGTCAAAGTTAATACCGTCTCCCTTTCTCTTTAGATGGATGACACGACGGACCTCATCTTCTAACTTCATTAGACGGCTTCTACCTCGTACTGTCCTGATATCAACGGTTAAGTTAATTCTAGTGTGAACAAAATCGTAGAATATCTCGGGCTGCTCCTCGTTATGCGCTGTCTCATAGACGAAAACCCCATCATTACGGTTAAGGTCGAACCTCTTACCTCTACCAGCATCGAATGTAGTGATATCCATAATCACCGGCTTCCTCTGCTCAGTATTACCCCTATTCCAGTTATCAGCCAGAGTGGATACCATGAGTTCTACTGATTCCTTAGCCATTACATCAACTTCCTATTAATAATCCTGGATGAGACTCACACTGCTTTCTAGTATCTCTTACTATAGAGTTGTAGATTTCCAACTCCTCCACCCTATTCAAATCCAACGGGGTACCAGTATTAGATTTGACTATGGCCCCTTTCCTTATTTCACAACCATTGAACATAAGATTGGCATGTAGATACGGCCAAGCATCCTCTAGATATGATATACCACCATCCGGTTTTTCTCTTATAGCAAAGGAGTTGAGATAGGCTATCTGCTCAGCATCATAGATTTTGTCCAACTCAGTCAATGTTAATCACTTCCATGTAACGAGGTAGAGTCTCGGCTATCTGTGTCTTGAACAATTGGTATTTAGCACCTAAGTCGATATTGGTAGTCCCCTCAGGCATTAGGACGCTTCGGTCATCAGACAGGAGCAGGTCCATAGCCACCATCTTGGTACACATATCCTCTATCGCCTTTTCAACATACCTCTCACCGTAGACATAGGTGGCCTTTACTGAGTTCCATTGGAAGTAAGGGTATGTGTTGTTGAAGTAGACAATACCTAGGTCGTAGTCACACCACCAGTCACGAAGTCTAGCCTCGTCTCCTGTGGTGCTACCGAAATAGTCTATCTTGAGTGCATATTGTGTGATACTAACACCATTGGATATAGCAGCAACAAGGCCACTGCTAGCCAAATCAGTCACCCCTGTGAGTGTGGTGGCAGTCTTACCTGTATAGTAAGCACACTTGACAGCAGTACCTGTGCCAGTACAGATGATACCATAAGGAACCAAGGCAGAGGTATCGGCTAGTGTGATGGTGGCACTACCAGAACTGCCTGACACACCAGTCGCTGTGAGTGTGGTGTCTGTCAGACCAGTGATACTCATGCCATCGAGATTGGTAATAGCCACAGTGGAGTTCTCTCCACCTTCACCACGGTGCATACTGGTCAGTTTGATTTGCCCTGTGCCGTAATCAGCATTAGCAGAAGTCATAAACTCATGATGAACATTTGCTGTTATAAGACCAGTTGTCGTATTGGCGGTTTGAAGTGAGAATGAAGGTGAGAAATCTACAGCACTCTTACCCTTTCTCAGGTCCTTGTTGATAAGGTCCGAGAGTTCCTGTGCGGTAGTAGTTACATCGAAGGCATTACTCCATTGACCTGACCCAGTACCAACTCGCAAAGAGGCTACTCCACCACTGCCAGGACAAAGGAATACATAGTCGTCAGTGGTGAGTAGGGAGTTATCGAGTATCTTGAGTCGAGCCTCTGCAGAGCCTACCTCTCTGTACTCCTGACCCTGCCATATCTCCAGTCTCAGTATCTGCTGGACATTACGGAACATGAGTGGGACTGTGCCTACATAATCAGTGTAGTATCTTCTTCTGTAGGGCTTGTATGTGTCGAAATTGAGGTACTCTGCTGTTTGTAGCATTGGCCTCCATGAATTGTTACAAAGATTGTCTATCCTGTCTTGCATGCGTAGAATCATAGTCTCGACAGCAGAGCGAGTGACCCCTCTCCTCTTACCATTAGTGAATGACTGTAGGTTCTGAACGGTGGCATTGTCAGCAGTATCATAGTCTCCTGTGACCCCACCACTCCATGATAGTACCACATCAGTACCATCTCGAGCGACGCTAGTTAGAACTACAGTTTCCCCTAACTCTACATCACTCGCTATTTCCACACTATCACCAACCTCAAACCCAATCATCCTATGGTCTGCAGGGGTTATTTTGGCTGAAGTAGCACTGGTATTAGAATCGGCTGTAAGATAGGCAGGGTCTTGTAGAGGAATCTGCAGGATATCTGCTACCTTCTGAGCACTGGAATAGACCAAGTCATTGGGGAACAGAGGTCTAGGCTCGCGTTCACCTGTCTGGAATATTACTGGCATCACTCATACCCCAAATCTATTCTGTCCCTAGGGAGCCCCCTAGTTTCAACATTCCCTCTCATATCACGGCGTGTTGTCCCTTTCCAATTCTCACCCATCTTGGAATGAATTTCTCTACTTCTGGCCAAAGCATCTTCTGCCACCTTGAGTTCACGGTCTAATCTATCCATCTCACTTTCTTCTTCCTCTATCTCTGGAGGTTCCTCAATCTGTGAAATTTCTGGAGCACTGCTACCAGAAACAATACTTTGTGCAGCATCCTCAAGACCAGGCTGAATCTTTAACAATCTGAAAGCCAAGTCCATAGGTTCTGAGAGGAAGATATTCGGGTCATTAGGGTCGTCCATCTCACCTTGTTCTTGCCGAACACCTCGCCCTCTAGCCTGTAGTTTAAGTCGAGCCAGAACTCTCTGATTAAGACGCTCTCTCTCTACAGGACTCATTGTTGGCTGTGATGGTAACTCGCCCTCATTTCGCACAGCACGATTTCTAACCCCAGTAAGATTCAAACTCATACTTTTTCATCCACCTTCCCTAGATTATATTCCATTGGCTTGCTGCAAGCACCACAGCGCTCCAAGTAACAGAAATGGAGCATCCCACAGTGCTTGCAGCGGGTACCACTGCCGATGTCTATGACATCTCGTAAGTTCCGTGAGCGCAGATTCTGCTCACTTATTTGGCCGACGAGACGCTCATGCGACCCTGCTTCCGCATGAACGGTCTCGCCGGTTGCGTAGTTCCACCCTTGTTTGGACAAGCGTCGGAGGTCTTCAGCATCCATGTTCGTCACCTCAAGCGGTGACAACCACGACATATAGGTTTCCCAGCATTAAGTAACTGGTTACACCCTCTACTGTCTTTCCGTTGGTGTAATCGTCCAAGACTTTCTGTATGCCACCGGCCACAGAAGCACCAGTCTCTACCGCCTCTTCAGGCGTGAACTGGAATATCTTAGTATCCGTCACGGGGTTTTACCCCCAATCAGCGTCGACCCAGTATAATGAACCGGCCACCGTCACTGCCAGACTCCGTAAAGTGTCCAGTAGTAGTAACGAAACCAGTTGGGTTCGCTTGCTCGGTAGCACTGTTAGCGGTTACATCAAAGTGTAGTATCTCCGACAGGTAAGCCGAAGCATCAACACTAGAGTCACCGTTAGCCCATGTTCCAGTCAGTAGTAGTATGCTGCCTATAGTGATAGGTCTGTTGTCAAAAACTATTGCCATAATCTATTCCTCCTCTGTAGTAACCCCGCCCGCTAAGACTTCAGAAACCATTGAGAGCATCGTCTTCTTCGTTGTCCGAATTGACGAGACTTCCACCCCATTGTTCTCTAGCCAGATTTTGATGTCAGCCTTCAACCAGTCTTCGTCTGGTAGGCCGTCATCATCATCCTGTACAAAAAGAACGCCGGGGTAGTCGTCTTCAATCTCCCAATGGTCACCTGAAAAGGCTCCGCGTCGCTCATCCAACCATACTTGGTCAACATACACTGGTGTGTGTCTGTCATAGTATCCGTACTTGGTACGGACAGCCCGCTTAGGACCTTTCCAAAGTAGTGTTGGCATTTAGGGTCACCTCAATCAGGCCACCAATAGCCATAGGGTTGCATTTGCTGTATCGTCAGTAGTCCCATCAGCCGTTGCTTCACAGTCTGCGGTCAATACTAGGCCGCTGAAACTGACAGCGAGATTCGCTGTAGCGTCTTTACTGTGAGCAAGACAAGACAAGATAACATTCGCGCCACCGCTTAGTGTGACGGTCTCTGCTTCTGCCAATGCTCCAAGTGTGAGACACACCAGTCTTGGTTGCATCCGGTTAGTCCCATCAGTCTGACGGGCCGCGAAGTCCGTCAGTGCACCGGGGTAAGCCGAAATCCATGTGGTGTCGTCTTGGTCCACTCCCGCTTGAAGCGGGAGGTCTAGGTCCACTGCTATCGTAGCGGACGCACTAGTCGTGTAGGTTATTCCTCTGTGTGTAGTTGCTGCCATTATTCATCGCCTCCTATATCTCTCCCATAAACCTCACTTAAGGTCACGGATAGAACCTCCTGCACCAAAGAAAGAGTCCCATACCTCACCCATGGTTCGGTAGAGCCCCTCTTGGCCTAGTCTGTTGATGGCGAACGGGTCGCCGGTTTCGATACCCGACTCGAAGTATTGGGTCGGTATAGCAGTCTGGAACCACAGGTAGTCTGTGTCGAAGTAGTAAATCCTCGAGATTCCGCTCGTGTCAGTCACTACGTCCTTGGAAGGAATCAGTGGGACACCGTTGTAGGTAGCCACAATGAATCCGGCCTCGATACCGGGAACACCCTTCACACCGTTGTAGGTGGGGGTGACCCTCTTCGACTCCATGAACCTCTGCTGGCTCTGCAATAGTTGCTGTACACGCATTAGGGTGTCGTACCCAGTCAGCATGACCTTGGGGTTACCACCACGGGCCCAAATCTTCTGGAACAGTCCGTCCAGTTGATTCAGGCTTAGGTTCCTGTTCGTGTTAGCAGCAGACGAGACATCCACTTCAGCGCTGTGGAAGTCTGAACTTCCATCACGGGTGATGGAGTACAGGTCGTGGTCTGTGGTTGCGCTCACGTGACCTGTGCTGGTTGTCATGTCATCTGGGTCCGAGGTTATTCGGTCCAGTGACTCGAGGTCGTTACCCGCAGGGGTCTCGACATCCACTAGCAGCATCCTGTTGATGTGGTCAGCGTGGTGCTTCCCCATCTCTTCCTTCAGCACTTGGCGTACGTCGCCTAGACCGTCATCCTTGTCGGAAAGGAACATGCTAACT